GACGGTCGGCGGCGGCCGCGTGGTTCCGACCGTGTTCGGTGCTCCGGTGTTCCTCGTCAAGGGCCTGCCCGCGACGACGCTGGCCCTGTACGGCGACTTCGCCATGTCTACTGTGGTCGGTATCAAGGACAGCGGCCTCGAAATCGAAGCCGGCCGAGAGTTCCTGATGCGGAATCGCCAGGTGCTCTACGTGGCAAACACCCGGTTCGGTGTGGCCAACCACGCCCCCGAGTTCGTCGCCCGTCTCGCCAAGGCTGCTTCCTAGTCTGACAGCGTGAACAAGTGACGCGGCCGGTGGCGCTAACCCGCCACCGGCCGTACGTCTACAGGAGAGACACCATGCCGCTGATGAGATTCACCACTGACGCATGGGGCCACAAGGCCGGCGACGTCGTTGAGTACTCCCCTGACTTTGCCCTGTGCCTGAAGCAGGAAGGCGTGGCCGTCGAGGTCGACGCCGAGCCGAAGGTCGAAAGGGCCGTCGCGCCCCAGCACGCAGAGACCGCAGCCATCAAGAGGTGAGACGTGAGACTCCGTTCGGTCGTCGTGACTACGCAGCCGACCGTGGAGCCCGTCACCCTGAGTGACGCCAAGGCCCAACTGTCGCTACTCCCAGAGCAGACCGACGACGACTCGCTGATCGTGGGCCTGATCGCAGCCGCCCGCCGGCTCGTCGAGAGGCGGCTGGGGCTGGCCCTGGCACCGCAGCAGCTCCGAGCCCGCTACGAGCTCGACGGCAACGGCTGGAGGCGTGGAGGTGGTGGCAGCGGCCCTACGCTGCTCGAGCTGCCGATCGCCCCAGTGCTGACCGGCAACACCTATCCCGTGGTCGTGGATGTCGACGGGGTGGCCGTCTCGTCATCCACCTACTCGGTCGACTCAGACTCGCTGCCCGGGTTCCTGCGTTTCTCGTTGGCCCCGCTCGTGCTGGACACGTCCACGCTGACGGTGTCGTACTGGGCCGGGCCGACCGGCAAGATTCCACCGCAGCTCAGGGCCGCGATCCTCCTGTACGTCGGCCACCTTTACATCAACCGCGAGGCCGTGCTCGCTACAGGCGCGCAGCCAGTAGCTATACCGATGGCGTTTGAGACGCTGCTGGCGTCGGAATCCATAACCGGAAGGTGGTAGATGGCACTGCCTGCCGGAATCCTCCGAGAGACCATCGTCATCGAGCATGAGTCGGGCACGCGGAACGCCCTCGGCGAGTCGGTGTCGACCTGGTCGACGTTTGCCAACCGGCGAGCATCTGTCGAGGCGATCAGCTACAGCGAGAGCGAACGTAGGAAGCAGCTCGGCGGCACCGGGACCTTTGTTGTCCGCTGCCGCTACGTGCCCGACATCACCGGCAAGATGCGGGTCCGCTGGGCCTCGAGGTCGAACCGGATTCTCTACATCTCGTCGGTCGTCGAGCGGAACAGCATGGAAGAGCACGAGCTGACCTGCGACGAGAAAGCGACGTGATCCATGGAACTGGCAAACGAGCAGCAGGTACAGCGGCAGATTGTGTCGATCATTGCGGCGTTTCGGAAGTTACCCAAGGAGATCGCCAAAACGCGAATGCGGTCGGCCATCCGCAGGGCCACCAAGCCCTTTGAGCCGATGCTACGCGCGAACACGCCGCACTTCACAGGCAGCCTCCAGCGCAGCCTCAAGACCAAGATCCGTGTTTACGACAAGCCCACCCATGGGGCGGCAGTGGCGGTAATCGGGTATGTCCGGGGAACGCTCCGCAAGAAGCGGGGCCAGTTCGTGATCAGCGGATCCGGCAGCCATGCCATCCTTGTCGAGCGTGGCACGAAGCCACGAAACAAGAGGGGCACAAAGGCGTTCTGCGGGTCTATGCCGGCAAACTACATGGCACGCCGGACTCTGGACGCCATGAAGGGCCAGATTATGAATGCCGTGAAGGTTGAGTTGGCGACCGCGTTGGAAAAGACCGCACAGGAGCTCGCCAAGTAATGCCATTTCCTGAGCAGTGGGTGAAGGATGCGATTGAGGCGTCAGCCGGTTGTCAGGTCTACCCGATGATTGCGACCGAGTCTGCGGCACTTCCGTACGTCGTTTACGGCCGCACATTGACCGATCGCGGCACAAACATGGGGGGGCCAGCAAACGTAGTTTTCAACCCGTCGGCACAGTTCCAGATCGAGATTTACGCCGTGACGTACTTCTCGGCGAAGACGCTTGCCGACCAGGTCCGTCGGGGCATGCACAACTTCACCGGCACGGCAAGCGGCGTGACAATTCGCTCGAGCCTGCTGACCGAGGAACGCGACGGCGATCCCGTGTTTTTCGACGGCCAGGACAAGCCAACATTCTCCGTCGAGCAGACATACCAAATCCGTTGGGAGGAGTGACAATGAGCAGTATTGCCGACTCGCAGGGAACAACGTTCACGTTCAACGCCGTCGAGTTCACCGCACGAAACGTCAAGGTCAAGCGGAGCCGGCCGACGATCGACGTGACCTCGCTCAGTGCCACGGCAGGCTCAACCCGCGTGCTGCAAGCGGCACCGCTGGCAGACGGAGACGTGATCACCTGCGAATACTGGGGCACGACAGCCCCGGCTCGCGGCACGTCTTCTGCAATCGCATGCGCCAAGCTGGCGATCAGCGGCAATGCGTTTTGCGAGGAGTTCGAGCTAACCGCGCAGGTCGGCGAGCTCATCGTCGGCACGGCCTCCTTCAAGCTCACGGGCTGATAGCTCGGGAGGTGAGCGATGCCCGGATCTATTCCTGACAGCCAAGGCGCTACGCTGTCGTTTAACGGCGTGTTTCTCGGGTACGTGCAGAACGTGACGCCGTCGTTTAGTGCGGGCACCGTGCATGACATGACCGGCAAGCGTTCGCCAGTGCTTGGCACAGGCAGTAATGCACGGATCCGTAAACAAGTGAGCTGCACCAGCGTCGAGCCTGGTGTCCTCAGTTGCAAGTTCTGGGGGTCGCCAACGCTGACAATCGAGCAGGTCGGCCAAACGGGCACGCTGTCGTTTGTCGGCGGTGGTAGCTCGATGTCGATGCAAGCGTTCCTGGCTGAATTGCAATCCGAGCACGCGGTCGGACAACCGGCACAGTGGTCTGCAACGTTTTCCTTTACAGGGTTCTGACATGACATTGTCTGCTGACGAGCTGCTGTCGCTCGACGACCTCCGACCGCCAACACTGCTCCACGTGAAAGCGTGGGGCAAGGACGTCTACCTGCTCGACCCGACGGCCGACATGCGGGACGAGTGGGAGATTTACTGCTCTGCTAACCAAGGCAAGAAGGCGTCTTGGCGGGCCAAGATGGCCAGCCTGCTCCTGTGCGATGAATCCGGCAAACGGCTGTTCGTCAGCGATGCCGACGTCGCCAAGCTCGGCAAGAAGGGCGCCCGGGCGCTCCACGAGATTTGGATGGCTGGCACCAAACTTCTGATGATCAGCGACGAGGAGATCGAGGAACTGGAAAAAAACTGAGAAGCCGGCCGGATGAGGTGTTTCTCTACCGGCTGGCAATCGAGCTCGGGATCTGGGACGTGGAGGCGTGGAAAAAGAAGCTGACGGTTCGACAAATGAAGCTCTGGATGGCCGCCTGGCGTGTGTCGCCGTTCGGTGATGCGTGGCGGATGGCAGCCAGGTCGGCAATGGTGACGGCTGCGGCATTCGGGGCCAAGCCAGACGCGGACGCCGAGGAACGGTTCCTGCCGTCGTACCGAGAGAGGCCGCAGACGCTGGATGACATTAGGGCAGAGCTGGCAAAGATCCCAGCATTCGCAAAGCAGATGGAGACAAGCTGATGGCCTCGACAATCGGAAAAGTCTCCGCCGTCTTTTCTGCTTCGACGTCCGGGCTCAAGGCTGGCATCTCTGACGCATCGGCATCATTCAAGAAGCTGGCGAGCGACGTGTCTGGCCTGCGATCTGGCATGCAGCTTCTGAACGCAACACAGGGCGCGATGCTGTTTGGGCAGATTGCGTCTGCTGCAACTCGCGCCGCCCAGTCGATGGCAGCGTTCGGCGGCCAGCAGGCTGGCGTGGTCGACGCCACCCGCAACCTGGCGACCCGCCTCGGCATGACATACGGCGAGTTCGCTGGGATCGCCTATGCGGCCGACCTAGCCGACGTGTCGATGGAGTCTGTCGGCAATGCCGCACAGAAGGCGGAGATTGCGTTTGCCAAGGCATCAGGCGGCTCCAAGGTCGCCACGGCTGCCTTCGGGTCGCTGGGCCTGTCTGTGCAGGATCTGGCCGGCATGAATCCGGCCCAGCGGTTCACAGCGATCGCAGCAGCCCTCCAGAACGTCCCCGACTCGGCCGAGCGTGCCCGCCTGGCGGTGGCGCTGTTCGGCAAGTCGGGCGCCCAGCTACTGCCGATGTTTGAGGGCGGGGCAGCAGGCATCGCCGAAGCGGCTGCCGAGGCCGAGCGGTTTGGGCTGACGCTGAATGCACAGCAGGCCACCGCAGTCGACAACATGGGAGACAGCTTTCAGAAAGCCGGCCAGGCCGTGGCCGGAATCACCCAGCAGGTCGTGGCCTATCTGGCCCCGGCCCTCGAGGCCATCACTACGACGTTCACCGACTTGATCGGCGGGATTGGTGGCGCGAACATCGGCCAGTTTATCGGCGAGGGCATCATCGCCGGGGCTGAGTTTTTTGCGACGATAGCCGACAGCATCATCGCCGGCCTCACGTCGGTCTTCGAGTTTGTGTCGTCCATAGGGGTCCAGTGGTCGTCTGTGTTCGACCTCGGCAACCGCGTGGCTGCGTTCCTGTCGGGTGTCGGCAACACCCTGAAATTAATCTTCGGCGCGGCGGTCCTCGGGCTCACGGCACCGATCGCGGCACTACTCAAGGGTGCCGACTTTCTGGCGAAGAGTGTCGGTGTTGACCTAGGCGTCGACAACTTCATCAAGGGCGCAGACGCATTCAACAACTCGATCGCAGGCTCGATGACTGAGGCTGCCAACGCAGCCGGAAAGGACTTCAGCCGGGCCTTCGGTGAAAGCGCCCCGGCGCCAAAAGCACAGAAGGGGCCAGTGGCGACGTTGGTTGCTGACGCTGCCCAAGCCGCCCGCGACAACATGAAGGCCAAAGACCCGCCCACCGCACCGATAGTCAAGCCGCAGGCGGCCGAGCAGGTGTTTACGGGGACCTCGACTGAGGCCCTCAAGGGCACCGACAGCCGGTCGAAGGAAGGCCTTGCCGAGATGTTCCGGCTCATGCGGGGCGACGGCCAGGACGTGCAGGAGCGGCAGCTCGAGGTGCTCGAGATGATTCGCGACGACTTGTCCGAAGGCGACATCGAGCAAAGCGTCATATTTGCTGGAGCGTGACCAATGGCCGTAGTTGCAACAGTCGAGATCGCCCGCGGCACCGGTGTTTCCGGCAAGTTCGGCGAGTCGTACGTCTTTACCCGGAAATGGATGATCCGGGTCGACTCGCCGTCTACGCCGATGGACAACATCCTTCGGGCGCCAGGCGTGACGTTCGGCGACGCTCACCCGGAACTGGCAAGTCACAAGTTGATGGAGTTCGACCTGGCCGAAGAGTCTGGCGACGGGATGGTCTGGTCGGTCACGGTGAAATACTACATCCCGCCAGCCGAGCTCACGCCGGACGCTGCGACCGGCCTGCCAAAAGACTGCTGGAGCGCGTCGGCAGCTACGACGACCATACCGGTCTTCAAGGACAAGGACGGAGCCCTGATCGTCAACAGCGCTAAGGATCCGATCGAAGGCGCCGAGCGCGAGTCGAGCGACTTCTCGATCGTGCTCACCAGGACATACGACGACCTGTCCTGGTCATCGCAGGCCGCGCAGTACAGTAACACCGTCAACGCCACTACGTGGAACGCATCGGCACCTCGCACTGTCAAGTGTGCGTTCCGAAGCGCAAACAAAAAAGCCCTGACAGGCGGCGAGGGGACGGACGCATCGCCCTACTGGGAAGTGGTCTGGGAGTTCCAATACCGGGCCGAGACTTGGGATTTTAAACCGTGGGACGTCGGCTTTAACCAGCTCGTGTCGAGCAACGGCACGCCGACCGCAGGCGGCACCGCTCGAGCTGCGATCCTCGGGGCTGACAAAAAGCCCGTAAAGTCTCCGGTGGCGCTTTCGTCTGGCGTGGCAAAGGCCGCCGGCAGTGCCCCGGATGCGCTGACGTTCAGGCTCTACCCAGAGACCAATTTCTCCGTCTTCGGGAATCCCAGCTAATGGCCAAGCCGCCACGCAAATCCGGGCAGCGTGTGTCGCTTACGCCGGCGACGGTGAAGCGTATCGCGCGGTGCGTGCTGGCGTTTGAGCGTGGCAGTAAGGACATGCAAGCGCTGCCGATTCGGACTGCCTACGGCGACGCTGAGATCGTACGCGGCACGTTCTCGGCGCCGTGGAACAAGGGCGGCACGGCGACCGTCACCGACGCCACGCTGACGAGCGTGACGTACTCGGGCGTCAAAAACTATTTTGCCAACGTCACGGGCACTGGCAGCAAGGCATGCGCGATTGCCTACGTCGCCGGCGAGTGGATCCTCATTGCGGCGGAGTGCTGAACTATGGCGATGCTTGGCGGAGAGT